GGTCAGGTCAAACATCGGCTGATAAATGGATTATTGAGCAACAGAAGCTTGTATCAAAGCATGACCCTGTATTGTGGGTAGCTGAGGCGGGTGTGATTCGTAGATCAACAGAGCCGTTTATTAAGTCCTATATGCGAGGAAAGAAGTATTTCAGGTTAGAATGGATTGCCAGTGTAAAGGATAAGGCAGCCAATGCGCGGGCGTTTCAAGGACTTGCATCACAAGGGAAAGTGCATATCCCTAATACACCTTGGGGGGATGCGTTACTTGAGCAATTAATATCCTTTCCTTATGGCAAATATGATGATAAAGTAGATGTATGCGGTTTATTTGGTCGAATACTTGACCAAACTTATGCGCCACAGTTCGAGGCACCACAAGAGCGCAAGGTTCAAGATGGTTACGGCCTTGATGAAGATGACAACGATTTTTGGGCTAATGTTTAATGTCAGATGTGAATAAAATAAAAGACCAAATTGAGTATTTTCTAGATGCTACCCATAACGCGCGTATCTTGTCTCAAAGAGATAGGGATTACTATTCTGGCTATCAATGGTCAGAACAGGAGCTATCAGAGCTAAATCGCCGCAAACAAGCCCCCATTACAGTTAATCGTATTAAGCCAAAGATTGAGGGTTTAAAGGGATTGCTTCAAATGCGCAAGACAGACATTAAGGCATTTCCACGTAATTCAGATGATGAAGAGGCAGCCCATGCGATTACCGATGCATTGCGCTATATAGAAGATAATAATGACTATGATATTACCGATGCTGATGTATTTGAAGATATGGTGGTTGAAGGTTATGGGGCTGTAATAGTCGATGTTCTCAAAGATTCAAAGGGTGAAAATAATATAATAATCTCTCGTATTCCTTGGGATCGGTTTTATTATGATCCGCATTCTATTAAGAAAGATTTTACGGATGCGCGTTACTTAGGTCAGATGCTTTGGTTAGATGAAGACCAGATTAAAGACCTGTTTGGCAATCGTGTAAAGCTAGAAGATTTATCCAAGCATTACGACGCTAATCATGGATATGATGATACATTTGAAGATAAGCCCCGCTACTGGATTAGTCAGGAGCAAGGCCGCACTCGTTATAGGGTTGCGCAGCACTTTTATTTACAAAAAAACCAATGGCGCGTGGCTTATGTTTCAGGAACCACTTATTTAGAGAAGCCACAGCTATCTCCTTATATTGGTGAAGATGGTCAGCCCTCATGCCCTATCATTGGTCAATCTTGTTATATAGATAGAGAAAACCAGCGCTATGGCGAGGCACGGGCGTTTATTGATTTACAAAAAGAGATAAACCATAGACGTTCCAAGGCTTTGCATTTGCTATCATCACGACAGACAGCCGCGCCTCGTGGTGCTGTTGAAAATGTGGATGCGCTTAAAAGGGAATTAGCTAAGCCTAATGGTCATGTTGAATATAATGGTCAGGCAAGGGACTTTGAAGTATTGCCAACGAATGATTTTACGCAGGGTCAGCTTAATCTTTATCTCGATGCTAAGCAGGAATTAGATGCACAATCTATGAATGCGCAGTTATCGGGGGAGCGTTCAAGCGGTGATCTATCGGGTAAAGCTATTGATCGGTTGCAGTCAGCGGGTTCTTTAGAGGTCTCTAGTATTTTCTCAAGTCATAATTCATTTAAGAAGCGTGTTTTTCGTCAAGCCTATGCGATGATAAAACAGTATTGGGATAAGCCTAAATGGATTAGGGTAACAGACGATCAAGACAATCTAAAGTTCACAGGGCTTAACCATGAGGTTACGGTTCAAGAATTTTTAGAGAATATTATCAATGATGAAAGCCGTGGCGAGGCAGAGCGTAAGGGTGCGGCATTTGAATTTACGAGGTTAATGCAAGAGCAATCACCAGTTTTGCAAGAAATTGTTGAAGTAAAAAATAAGGTTGCGGAATTAGATGTAGATATTATAATAGAGGAAAGTGCAGATATAGTTAATATTCAGCAAGAACAATTTGCTACATTGGCACAGTTCGCACAGGGCAGACCTGAGATAGCGTTGGAGGATTTAATAGCGTTATCGAATTTGAGGAATAAGGACGAGTTGATAGAGAAAATTGAGACTAGAAAGCAAGAGGCCATACAGGCTGCTGGTGGTGCGGCACAGATGGAAGCGCAAACGGCAGAAGTTAATAATGCAAAAACATTTGCTGAGGCACAACTTGCAGAGAAGCGGGCGGAGCAATTGGCGATTGAGAATGCCACCTTGGTTACCCGTCCAGATGAATCACCGCAGGTAAATGCCTGATGTGGTTTGAGATTGTAGTGATTATATTTTTGGCTATCATAGTAGCATTGTTAAACAATATAGATCGCAGAATATAAATTCCCCTTGGTTGGGGCAATAGTGACGACGGCTAACGGTCGAGAGATGATTGGGACGACTCCTATAAGGTCGACAGGTAATATATGACACAGGAAAAAGAGGAAGATTCCTTTATTGATAATCTTTTCGATGATGGGGAGCCAGATGTAGTGGAAGCTGCACCTGATCCAGAACCCGAGGTAAAGGCTGAAGAGCCGGCACCAGAGGAACCATCGCAGGTCGAGGCTGAAGAGCCTAAACAGTCTGAGCCGACAGCAGACGAAAAGAAAGAGGATGAAACTCAAGAAAGCTGGACTAAGGCGGCGGCTTTGGATGAACGTCGCAAGCGTCAAGATGCTGAAAAGCGCATTGAAGCATTAGAGCAAAAGATAGCTTCTTATGAGGAAACGTTAAAGAATGTGGAGCCTGAAAAGGTGCCAGATCCTATTGATGATCCTGATGGGTTTACACAACATCAAGATAGGAAGATGTTTAATATTGCATTGAAATTTGACCAAAGGCAGATGCAGAAAGAACATGATGACTATGAGGATGTCGTTACTCATTTTAAGGCTATGGCAAAGGCTAACCCTGCATTAGCGGATAATTTCGCAAAGCAAGAATTCCCTGCAACTTATGCTTATAATACGGCAAAAGCTGAACTTGACGCTAAAAAGTACCAAGACCCTGATTTCTTAAAGAATCTGGAGAATGACCTTAAAGCAAAGATATTAGCGGAGCTTAAAGGTGAAACCACAGCAAGCAAACCTGATGCGTCAACATTACCAAAACTTCAAAGTGCTACTTCGGTAGTAAGTAATGTAGAACAGGTAATACAAGAAGATGAAAAAGATTTAGAGGGTTTATTCTCTGATCTTAAATATTAGCTTGGATTGCCTTTAATTAAAGGTTTTAAAAATGGCTAGTACAACAGTCACAACAGCTAATGAGGAAACCAAGTTCCTCAAAGAGGTTCGCCGTGAATATGTTCGCGGTGGGCGTTTCGGTCCTTACATTGGTGGGGACATTAACAAGATTATTCAGACGAATAATAATATCAACAAACTATCTATTCCATTGGTTGCAAAACTTGGTGGTACGGGTGTTGAGGGTTCTTCTACCCTAACAGGGAATGAAGAGGCTTTATCTAACTATGCTTTTACATGCAATCCTACCTATAAGCGTAACGGTGTCTTGATTGACAATGAAGAGAATGAGAAATCGGCTTTTCGTTTAAAGCAAGAGGCGCGCCCTGCTCTTATGAATTGGGCTATGGAGTTGAAGCGTGATGAGATTATTCAGGCTTTCGGCGCAATTGAAGCTGGTGGCACTTATTATAATTATGGTGGGGCTAAGGGTGCTAATGGCGCAACAGCCGCATCTGCTGCTAATATGGACACATGGAATACGAATAATACAGATCGTATTTTATATGGTTCAGCCACAAGCAAACTAACTTCTGGAGATCATACGACTTCATTGGGTGCAATCGATACAACGAATGACAAAACCACTGGTTCTGTTGTTCGTTTGATGAAGCGTTTAGCTGAGAATGCCGATCCATTGATCCGTCCTATTATGCTAAAAGGTGACGAGCCTTGGTTTGTTTATTTCTGTGGCTCTTATGAGTTTCGGGATATTCAAGATGATCTTGATACTAACCATAAAGACGCGATGCCTAGAGACACAAGCAATCCGCTTTGGTCTGGTGGGGATTTGCTTTTTGATGGTGTGATTATCAAGAAAGTTCCTGAGATTGATTATTTCATCGATGGTGGTGGTTCTACTGCTTTCTCTGGTGTTTGGGGGGCCAATGCTACAGGGGATAACCTTGTAACAGCGGGTGACTCTTCTTCACGGGTTGGGGTTGGTTTTTTTGCGGGTGCGCAGGCTTTGGCCATGTGTATTGGTAAAAAGCCTTTCTTCGGTATTCGTAAAGAGGATGATTACCAACATCAAAATGGTGTTTCTGTTACCATGAAGCATGACATTAAGAAGGTGTTCTTCAATAATAAACAGCATGGGATGCTAACACATTTCACTAGTGCTGCTGCTGATTAATCGGGTGGGGGTTTATTCCCCCATCTTTTCATTAAATTCTTTATAGGAAAATATATTATGGCTGTTGTAAATTTAGAAGCTACAGTAAAGGGTAATGATATTGCCCGTGGTAAGGGAGCGGCTGGTAATGTTATCAGTTTAACTTCTGTTGTAACCACAAATGCGGATGATAGTGCCACATCGACTTATGATTTTGGTGATATTCCATCTAATGCCCGTATCTTGGGTCAATCAACCTATTGGGTCGATGATCTAGCCTCTGCTGGTTCGCCTACTCTGGATATTGGTTTATTTGGGGACAGTATTACAGATGATGATGATGCTTTTACCGCTGGCATCTCATTAGCGACTGCGGGTAGTAATCGTCTTATTTCTGATTTTGCTAATATTGGGAAAGAGGCTTGGGAATATGTCTCTGGTCAGAGTTCAGATCCAAAGTCAATTTTGACGGTTAAAGGCACATTGAAAGATGCTGCTATTAACACAGCAGGTGATATTGTAGTAGAAATCTATTACACAATAGATTAATTAATTGCAGGGGTTCGCGCCCCTGCTTTTTTCATGAGTTATTAAATGGATATATCTTTATCAGTAAAGAATATAGATAGTTTCTCTGGATTGGCTGGTTTGCGTTCTGGT